ATTAGAATTCTAAGATTGCGTAATCGTAAGTTAAAGTAATTTCGATTGATGCAGGGTCTGTAGCATTACTCCAATCCAAGTCACCGAAGTTAGCTTGAGAGATAAATGCTCCTTTTAATTTCCATTGCTCAATCTTATCACCTACTGGACCTAACATATAGAAATCCACATCCTTCTTATAGAATTCTGCGTATCCATCTCTACCTGTTAATGATTCGTGAGATGTTCTAATCCACTCCATTACCGCCTGTGCTCCAGATGGAACAATCGGGTCGAATAATGTAAGGGCCACGTCTTGCCAATCTCCTTTACCTTTCAACTTTCTTTTTACGTTGATATGGTCTAATACAACTGTTTCAAACTGAATTGTTGGTCTGTTTGCCACTCTTACTAAGTATGAAGGAATACCATCGATTTCCACGATGAATCTGTTCTTCATCTTTGGTTCGAAATTGGTATAAAACATTTCGTTAAATTCTAATACTTCTGCCATTTTATTACTTTATTTTATATAAATATTAGTTATTCAAATTATACACTAAAAGTTGCTCCAGTCGGTAAGATATTGAAATCTATTACGATAAATTCAGCAGTTTTAGCAGGTTGTAAGAACACAGAACCTTGTAAAATGTTTCTGTCAATTACATCTGGTGTATTATTTGTTTCATCCATAACCACTCTAAATGCGTAAAGTCCTTGTCTTTGTTGAACACTCTCTAAGTAAGGGTTTACTGTATTTAGGAATTTAGCTCTTGTCTGTCCTGTGTTTTGTTCGAATATTAAGAATCTTGATGTAGATGCAACGAACTTCTTCAAGTTAATTAACAATCTTCTCACATTGATTCTATCTAATGCAGATGAACTTTCTTGTAATGTTTTCTGTCCGAATGCACTAATACCTTGTCCAGGGAATGCCGCAATTGGGTTTACCTTTCCTTCGTATAATGTATCTCTTTCAGATTGAGTTAATCTATTCATTACTTGTACCGCTCCCTGAATACCACCTCTATTTAAACCAGCTGGTGCGAACCATTCTGCACCCAATCTATCGTTTTGTGCATATGTACCTACTAATAGTGTTGATGGTGGAACAGCGATTACTCTGTTTGTTATAGTATCAATTGTTTTAACCCACGGGTAGTAAGTTGCAGTATAATTAGAATCAACTAATGATGCCTCTTCTACTACTTCAGTTATACTATCGTTTGCACCAACAAAATCTGCGATATAAAATACATCTTCTCTTGCTTCACATAAATCCATAGCTTTAGTTGATACATATCTATGTTGATTTCTGATGATACCAGGTGTAACTAATAAATTAATATCAAGTTCATCTGGATTAGAAAGTGTATTCAATGCTTTAACGTAAGCTTTTGTACCACTTGCAGTTGATGTTGAACAATCAAATCCTTGAGTATTGGTATCAATGATAGATGCTCCTTTTAATATATCTACAGTTGGGTCAACTCCGTTGAATCCACCTTGAAATGCAATACAGAAATTTCTCTTAGCAATGGTATTAGCATCACTTGTATAAGTTGCCGCTAAATTACAACCATTTACCAAAGAAGAATTATCTAATGCGAAAGCAGTATTACTACCAACGCTTGCCCCAAATGGTATAGCTTTAAAATAATTTAAGTTATTTTTTGCACTAGTTGCTATAGAATCCCCAAACTCAACACCACTTGAGTAAGAACCCGTACTCCAAACAGAAGCCGATGTAAATCTTATAGTTGGGAAGTTATCTGCCAATGCGGTTGCACCAAAATTAACAGGTATAGTATAAGCACCAAACCCAAATGGAACTGCTTCGATTGGGTAGAATCCTTCTGGTTTAATTTCTACTCTAATGTATTTTGATTTATTTGAGTAATCACCAGTTTCGGTAATTTTACCATCTGATGCAATTGCTATAGTTCTATCACCAATTCTTCTACCAATAAAATTAGGAGATGTGTAATCTAATGTCAGATTACTATAGCTTTCCAAAATTACCTTTCTCTTATCAGTATCACCAAACTCTCTAACTGTCAAGCTAAATGTTCCATAACTACCACTTAACGAAGATTTAATGTTTGAAATTTGAATTTTAAATCTTGTATTTTCAGTTTCCCCATGTGCCAATGTATGAACTTTAAATAGGTCATATCTGTTAGTACCATCAAATTTCTGAGATTGAATCCAAGGAGTATATGCGTTTGAATACGCTGTTTCAATTGATGATGAAAATTGTTGAGGAGGAAATGAAGTTATACTTGTTACCGCATTAGCTAAATTAGAATAATCAAAGTTAGCTGATGAAGTTACTTGAGTAAGGTCAAACCATAAATTAGTGTACTTCTTTTTAGAAGATGATGGCGTTGTTCCAAATACTTTATCAACAGATGCCGCACCATCTGCATTTATATCAACTACATAAGTAGTTCCATCTACTGCTAAATCGATGGTCCCACCTGTATCATCACCTGTAATAGCAACCGATGCCGTTACAGCAGTTTCAGTATTTTCTAAGATTGCTAAGACGTGGTCTCCTGTACCATCATTAACTACGATACCAAATGTACCATTACCAGAACCTGCTAAAGTTTGGTATCCATCAACTCCAGCTACTCTAACTACGGTTACCGAACCGGCATCTCTTAAATAATTCTGTACTGTATAACCTGTGTAATAATCTTTCGGTGTTCCGAAGATTTGTTCATATTCCGCTTGTGATGTTACCAATGTAGGAACAAATGCAGGTCCCTTTTCTGTTGGGCCTACAACCGCTGCACCTATTTGTGATATACCCTGTGGTAAGAAAGAAAGGTCGTTTTCTCTCGTAAATACACCAGGCGATACAATTTTCTCTGCCATATTAATCGTTGTTTAATTTTTGTTTACTACTATAAATATCAAAAGAAACCTCCAAAATATTATTGTGCGGGTTTAAATTCTCCTGTTATTAAATCTACCGTTCCTTCTCCGTATGAAGTTTTTAATTTTTCAAATAAATCAGCCTCTTTTTTTTGAATTTCTTTTAAAGCTTCATAATTTAATTCATTCTCTTCTTCCAATTCTTTGATTCTTGATTGAACTGAACCGATGTTAGCAAATACGTTAGCGAACTCTGTTCTTAACTCATTAATCAATTGTAACTCTTCTTGCGATAACTGTTTGTTTTCCATTTTTATATTTTGGTTTGTTTATACTAATATATATCTATAAATATCACGATAATTCCGTAACCTTATATTTAGCCCCAAAATTATCTAAACTTTCTAATTCTTCCGCTTTTTCAGTAGCTTCTTCCTCCGTTTCGAAGATTTCAATCCCCTCAAAGGTATAATCTTTGGAAACATAGATTCTTTCTAACACTTTTCCATCTACTACTAATTGTTTTGTTATCTTAAACATATTATATTATTTTATTATCCTGTTGCAGTTGAACCGAATCCACTTTGTAATCCTGCGAAATTTGTTTTAGCTCTCGCAAAAATAGTAGCCCCAGTCTTATAGTTTAATGTGTTGGAACTATATGTGGTAAAAGTTGCTAATATAGAACTAAATCCACTATCAGATGCTATCTGTATATCATAAGAATAGTTTGCAGTAATCGCAGTCGAACCAGGAGATACCACCGCTGAGTTCGTACTTAATGTTAATTGTTTGTATGCATCTCCTCCGATAGTTACCGAAGCAATTGATATAGTTGGGTTAGTTGATATAGAATACCCCGCTAACGAATTTGCACCCTTATTGTGAGTAACGAATCCATTTACTATGTATGTATCCACATCTTCAACATCTATCGATACAACCTCTAATGTAGATGATTGAACCTCATTAGCAATTATCTCTACTTCTTCTATTTGATTCTCACCTAATACTTTTATTAAACGGTCTCCTGGCTGAAGTAATCCCAATGGTTTGAATTTATAAACTTCTTCGTTTAAATCCCACACCATCATAGGATGTTCACCATTTCCTCTAACATCACCTTTATCAGTTCGTATTATATTCCATCTATCCACAAATGTATATGCAACATCTTTTACATAAGCAGGAACTAATATTCCTCCTGGTGTATAATACTCCCAATCATAGAAGTTAAAATCATCTACTTGTTGGAAGTGTGGAGGGAAGTATGCTTTTACAACATCCTCTTCTACTAAATCTCCCG